TGGAAAGCACCTTTGGCCTTGACCGTAGTGGCCGGGACCGGGAGCTGGCCGCGCGCATCCGGGCGGGCAACAAGCCAGGCGGGCTACCCGCCGAGGAAGCGCCGCTGCGCAGCGGGACGGAGAAGATCCCGGTCCGGGACCTCAAGCCAGGCATGGCGGTCTACTCCAACCGGCTCGGCTTCACCCCGGGGCAACACACCGTGCTGGACAGGGTCGAGCACGGGCCGCGTGGCGCCCGGGTGTGGGCCCGGGGCGGCTGGACCAGCCCGCACCTGGAGGGCACCGACGTTGACCGCAACGGGCCGCTAGGACTGGCTCCCAACTCCCGGGTCGACGTGAACTGGGAACGTTCGGACCACGAGGCGCGGCGCATGCCGAACGCACCGCGGGCCATCGAGTCCGAGGAGGCGGAGAGCGCACTCCCCGACCTGGACGTGCCGAAGCCGCGGGCGTCCCGGACCCGGGAGTACAAGGAGCCCGCGGAGAACACGCTGGAGCCGGGCGCCAAGGTGTCGTGGACCCACGAGCACGAAGACGGCACCACGACGACCCGGACCGGCCGGGTGTGGTCCAAGGCGCCCAAGCCGAGCAACGCCCAGGATGCGGCCTGGGTGACCCCGGACGAGAAGTTGCCCTCCGACCGCTACTCGGCGATCGTGGTCCACCAGGAGCAGCGAACCAAAAAGGGCCGACCGGTCCGGTTCGTCTCCCACGACAACGACAAGACCCACTCCGGCAGCCTCGGGGCTGCTGCCGCTCTGGCCGCCGAGCGCAACCGCGCCACCGGCAAGTCTTCCCGCCCCTTTGACCCACTCATCGAAGCGGCCATCGAGCACGCGCTCAGCGTCGCCGCCGCCTGATCGGAGCGTATGGCCCAACTTCTCGACAACAACTCCATCACGTACGTCAGCTTCCCCATCGTCAAGGTCGACAAGACGGACGATGGGGATCTGCTTGTCTGGGGTAAGGCGACGGACGGCTCCGTCGACCACGACCAGCAGATCGTCGACCCCGAATGGTCCGGCAAGGCCCTGGAGACCTGGCTCAAGACCGGCGGCAACGTTCGCGTCATGCACTCGGCCCAGCACCTGCCCGCGGGCAAGGGCGTCGAGGTCGCCAAGGGCGACGGCGAGGACGGCCACTGGGTGCGCTCCCTCGTCGTCGAGCCCACCGCCAAGCGGCTGGTGGAGAAGGGTGTCCTCCAGGCGTACTCGGTCGGCATCTCCAGTCCGAAGATCGTCCGGGACCGGCTGGCCAAGGGCGGCCGGATCGTCGGCGGCGACATCCACGAACTGAGCCTGGTCGACCGCCCGGCCAACAAGAACTGCGGCATCACGTTGGTCAAGAGCGCGGGCGGCAACGCCGAGTTCACCGAGGAGCTGTGGGGCATGGACGAGGACACGCTGGACAAGAAGAAGAAGGACGAGCCCCCGGCGGACTCGGACCGGTACACGTCCGAGATGGACGAGTCCAACGCCGAGGACGAGCCGGACGCGGACGAGGCGGACGAGGACGAGGACGACGTCCAGAAGTTCGAGTACGACGCCGCCCGCTACAACTGGATGGAGCGCGAGCCCGGCCCGGCCGGTGACGCCACCAGTGGTACCGCCTTCCTGGCCAAGCGGGCCGCCGAGGACGCGTGGGCCCGCTGGCACGCCGAGGGCGAGGAGTGGGGGTACCACGACCCCGCCACCGGGCTGACCACGTTCCTGGCCAAGCGCGGTCCACAGGCTGTGGACGAGGGTGTGGACGAGCCGGACGAGGACGCGGACAAGTCCGCGGACGAGCCCCGCCACCAGGCCGACCTGTTCGAGACCGTGTCCAAGGGCGCCAAGGACTGCGCGAAGTGCGGCGCCAGCTTCCACGGCGACTCGAAGCTGCGCAAGTGCGAGAAGTGCGGCGCCAAGCTGCCGAAGGCGGACAAGGGGTTCGTCCCGTTCAAGAAGAAGCCGGACACGTCCCTGGACGTGGACACCGACGCGAACGAGGACAAGGACACGGACGTGGACAAGTCCGCGGACGTGCCGTACGCGGTCAAGCGCATGCACGACGCCGTGTGCGCCGCCTACCACTGGTCCGCGGTGGCGGACGAGTACCCGGCGCTCAAGGGCGTGGCGGACGCCATCGTCCCGGCGTACTTCCGTGACCTGGTGGCCGACGCGGCGACCAAGGGGGACATGCTGGCCGTGACGTCGCTGGCCGCGCTGGCCGCCGACGCCGACGTGCTGAGCAAGGGCCAGGTCGAGGCCGAGAAGCTGGCCGACGCGCGGGCGTGGCTGCACAAGGGCTTCACCGACCTGTACCCGTCCCAGGGCCCGATCACGCCCACCTCGATGTCGCCTGGGCAGTTCCAGCGGCCGTACCTCGCCGCCGGGCACGCCCCGCTGAGCGCCTCGGCGTCCCGCGGCGCGAACATCCCGCAGGGCACCAACGTCCCCGACCCGGACAACTTCCACCGCCCCTACCTCGCCACCGGCCACGCCGCGACGTCGCCGAGCAACAAGGGCGGCAACCTCGACACCGGCGGGTCGCTGGCCTCCGGCGCGGCCCGCACCTTCTACGTCAACGCCTCCCAGGAGGCCGCGCGCAACGCGATGACGGTCCTGCACGACCACATCGCCGGGGCCCACCCGGGGATGTGCCCGATGGCGGCCTCCAAGTACGTGATGCCGCCCGACATGAACGACGCCAACCGGCCGAAGCCGGTCACTGTCCCCGAGAGCGCCAAGGCGCCCGGCGAGGTGACCAAGGCCGCCACCACCGGGATGTCCCGGAAGGCGGTCAAGAAGCTGCTGAAGTCCGCCGTCGCCGACGCAACCAGCGCCGTCGCCGGTGCCTACGAGGGCCAGATCGCGGCCCTGGAGGCGCGGATCGAGGAACTCAGTGCCATGCCCGACCCGAATGCGGCCCCGCTGCGGGGTGTGGTCAGGAAGGCATACGACACCACCACGGAGCCCGTTCCGGTGGAGCGGATCAGCCTGGTGGAGAAGGCCCAGCAGCAGGCCCGGAACGAGGTCGAGGAAGAGGTTGCGTACATCCGCAAGAACTTCCTGAACCACCCCGACCCGGTCCTGCGCGAGCAGGGCGAGGCCCGGCTTCGTCAACTGCTCGAATCCTGACAAGCATCACACTTCACACGCAAAGGGAGCGTATGAGCAACGAGCTTCGCACCACCGCGATGGTCAAGGCGGCCACCGGTGGCGGTTCTGAGTACATCCTCGACGAGTCGAGCGTCGCCACCGGCGGGCCGAACCTGGCCGACAAGTTCACGACCCTGGTCAAGGGCGTGGGCTACGCCAACACCGAGAAGCCGACCGCGTTCGGCCAGGGTGGCAACACGCCGCTGACCGACCCGGACAAGGTCTTCAAGCGCGCCATGCGGGCCGAGAAGGCGTGGAAGGGCGCCATCTCCGACGGCTACCACCGCCCGGACGAGGTCTACAAGAGCCTCTCCCCCGCGTTCCGCCAGCAGTTCGGCGCGTTCGCGTCGGCCCAGCCGCAGAACGTGATGATGGGCCAGTGGATGGCCCAGGTCAACGAGGCGCTCAAGGACGTCGGCAAGTCGATCACCACGACCTCGCCGCTCTCCTCGGGTCTGGTCCCGTTCAACCTGGTCGCGCCCTCCCGGCTGATCTACCCGGTCTACTCGCCGTTCCGCAACAAGCTGCCCCGTACGCAGGGCCAGGGCCTGAGCTACCGCGCGAAGGTCGTGACCGGCGTGTCCGGCTCGCAGACCGGCTCGTCCGGCGGCAACTTCGTGGACATCGCCATCCCCGAGCTGGTCGGCGGCTCGATGAACACCTGGCCGCTGAACCTGCCCGCGTCGGGCAGCCAGGACAGCGTCGACCTCAACGTGCCGTACCGGTTCATGGGCCTGAGCGAGAACATCTCGTGGCTCGCCCAGTTCGCCGGGCAGGGCTTCGAGGACATCTCGGCGCTGGCCAACCTGATCCTGCTCCAGGAGTTCATGCTGAACGAGGAGGCGCAGCTCATCGCGGCCACCTCGACGGCGCTGAGCACCCCGGCCGCCCCGGTCCTCACGGTCCGCGCGCCGAACAGCGGTGAGACCGCACTGTCCGGCACCATCACCGCGACCACGGTCAACGTCAAGGTCACCGCGGCCAACTGGTACGGCGAGACCGCGGCCTCGACCGCGGCCGTCAACGCCTCGGTCACCTCGGGCGCCTCGGTCGTGGACGTCACCATCACGCCCGTCGCGGGCGCGCTCTGGTACAACATCTACCTGGCGGTGGGCACCTCCCCCGCCGCGGGCGCGTTCTTCCGGATCGCCACCGGCGTGGGCGGGACCAACTTCACGCTGGGCGGCCCGGTGGCCACCTCGGGTCCGACCGGCCCGGCTGCGGACACCGGCACCTTCTCGGCCAACCGCATGGAGGGCATCGTCCCGACCCTGGCGGGCCACTCGCAGGGCGGCGGCCAGATCTACCCGTCCGGCTGGCAGGGCGGCTACGTCAACATGGCGGCGTCCACCCCGCTCAACACCGCACTCATCAACACCGCGCTCCAGAAGCTCTGGGACGGCTCCGGCGCGTTCCGCGCCGACCCGGCCGAGCTGGTCGGCGAGGGCGGCGACATCATGCGCCTGTCCAACGACATCGTGGCCGCGGGCAACAACCAGAACTACCGGCTGTTCGTCGAGCAGTCCGACGCCCCCGGCGTGCGGGCCGGTGCCGCGGTCAGCGAGTTCACCAACCCGGTGACCCGCTCGATCGTGCGCATCGTGGTCCACCCGTGGCTGCCGCAGGGCACCGCGACGCTCATGTCCTACACCCTGCCGTTCGCCTGGTCCAACGTGGCGAACTGCTGGGAGGTCAACCTGGTGCAGGACTACCTGAGCATCTCGTGGCCGGTCATCGACGCCACCTTCCGCTACTCGCTCTACGAGTACGGGGCGTTGGCCGCGAACAGCCCGCAGTACAGCGGCATCATCCAGGGCATCCAGGCCAGCACCCGGTCGGGCACGACCGGCACCTGGAGCTAACCAACGACCGCGGGCGGCCCGTGGGGCCATGGGTCGCCCGCACCCTTCCAGACCTAGGAGTAGCAGTGGCCAGAATCCAGCTCCCCGAGGGGTGCTACGGCCTCGACCTCGCCGATGGCACGAAGTACACCGGCAAGCCCGGCACGAAGATCGACGTGTCCGAGGAGCACGCCCGGGCGATCAACAAGTCCTGGTACGGCAGCACCGGCGTGATGCGCGGTGAGGAGCACCTCGCCGTCGGCACCAAGCAGGCCCGGGTCTGTACCACCTGCATCCCCTCTCGACGCTGGAATGTCTGGACCACCGAATGCCCCCGCTGCGGGGCGGCAACCTCTGAGGAGACCTCATGACCGCGTACGCCCCGAGCGACGTGCGATCCATCACCGTGCCGCAGGGGTGCGGCCAGCCGCACGAGGCGGGGGACCTCGCCGAGGGCGAGCGGTTCGCCGTTGACTGCCCCGAGTGCGAGTCCTTCATCCTGACCATGACCGGGCACGGCTGGGCCGCCGACCCGCTCCAGGTCGACCTGACTCCGGACGAGCGGCGCGCCAACGAGGCGCTGGAGCGCAACGCCAAGGCCCGCCAGGCCACCACCTGGAGCGACCCGGCGGCCATCGGTAACGCCGTGGCCCAGGCGCTGGGCGTGGCTCAGGCGCAGGCCGCGCCGAGCCTGCTGGACCAGATCAGGGCGATGAGCGACGAGGACAAGGCCGCGCTGGCCGGACTGCTCGGCTACGAGACCCCCGTGCAGCCCGCTGAGAAGCCCGCTGCGGCACCTGCGGCCAAGAAGGCGGCCCCGGCCAAGAAGGCCGCGGGCAGGGCCACCACGGGCGAGTAGGTGGGCCGCGGTGGCGGGGCCTGTGCGCTGTGCCGTCCGGTGAAGTCCCGCCACCGTGGCCGAGCGCACCGGGACAACCCGGTGCAGTGGTGCGCGCACTGCCAGACCCCGGTGTGCGGACGGCACGTGGACTGGGTCAACGACGAGTGGGTGTGCGCCCGCTGCCAACGCCAGGGGGTGGATCGTGCCGGTTGACAACGCCAGCGGCGTGCCGATCGTCGGACCGGGAACGCCGTACATCACGCCAGCGATCCTCACCGCCGCACCGACCGGCATTGCCTGGTCCACGATCCCGGATCGGACGTCCACCCCGGCGCAGCAGCTCGCCGAGCAGCTCAACATCTGTGTGCGCGCGTCCAGCATGGCCGACAAGGCGATCAACCAGCCGCTGCGGGCGACCGTGGACGTCGAGACCTTCGTGGGGCCGGGCGACTTCCGGGTGCAGAACATGCCCGGCGGCGTGACCCGCATCCTGACCTCGCGCTCACCGGTGCTGTCGGTGGTGGGGGGCAGGGTCTCATCGGCGACCGCGTTCCCGCGGGCCTGGCGGACCATCCCGGTCAACCAGTTCGAGCCGGAGAAGCCGCTACTGGGCATCTACAGCACCAGCGCACCATCGGGGGCGGGCAGTGGCGGACAGGCCATCCTGCTGGCGCCCGGCTGGGTCGGCTGGAGCTACGGGCGGCAGGGCAGCCGGATCGAGGTCACCTACGTCAACGGCTGGCCGCACGGCTCACTCGTGGCAGGCGCCACGGCGGGAACGTCCGCGCTGCACGTGGACGACATCACCGGCTGGACCGGCGCGGCGGGCACCGTCTACGACGGCGCGCAGCAGGAGTTCGTCACCTGCACCACCGTCACGCCGGACGTGCCGGGCGCCATCTCCGGCCCGGGCATGCTGACCCTGTCGGCCGCGCTGACGTTCCCGCACCAAGCGGGCACGCTGGTCACCTGCCTGCCCGCCAGCGCCATGCAGGCGTGCATCTACTACGCCACGGCCCAGGCGCTGACCCGCGGCGCCACGGCGACCGCCGTGCAGTCGCTGGGCGGCGGCGTGGCCGGTGGTGGCCCGCAGTCCATCGAGGGCCTGCTCAAGCTCGGTGACGACCTCATGCACTCGTTCATCCGGGTGGTCTGAGATGCCACTGAACACGGTCCAGCACTACCTCAAGGGCGTGCTGGACAACGTGGCGCTGCCGCTGGACCTCGGCACACTCGAAGCGTTCATCCAGCCGCCGAATCCCAACCTGGACAACGCGGCCGGGGTCTACATCTGGGGCTCCCGCGGCGACGAGCAGCGGATGACCGTCCCCCGGGCCAAGCCGGGCGACCTGTCCACCGGCGGCGAGAAGGGCCTCACGCACAGCGTGGACGCCTGGATCATCTGGCTCGGCCCGGCCGTCCACCCGCTCCAGGACGTGCTCTTCCCGGCGGTCGTCGACACGATCATGGCCGTGCTGCGCAACACGCCGATCCTCGACGGCACGCAGTACTGTCCGGACCCGGTGACCGGGCAACTGTCCCAGTTGCTCAACGTCGGCGAGCGCATGAGCTGGGAGTACGCCCCCGTCCGCGCGGTCGCCGATCAGCGGTTCCTGCGCTACGACGCCCGCCTCACCATCGAAATCGAAGAGATCATCCAGGCTTAGCCGCTTAGGAGCGTATGACCACCACGCGTAGAGCGGCCGTGGCCGCATCCCCCGACGAACCACCGATCGACGCCGCCACCACCACCGGCACCACCACCAACGCGTGGAGCAACTGGCGGTACATCGGCGAGCACCAGCTCACCTACCCCGCCGTGCCGGTCACCGTCTCCACCGGCGACGTCATCACCCACTACGAGCTGCCCGCTGGCGACGGCCGGTGGGAGTCCACCGACGCCGAGGTCACCCGGCACCGCGACAACCACCAGGAGGGCTGACCGGTGCCGAACCCCGTAACGTACGCGTCCCCGAGGCAGTTCATCGGCTTCGGCGTCGAGGCCACACAGGGCACCGTGGCCGTCCCGGTGCAGTCGATGCCGGTCGACAAGTTCGACCCCGAGGACAAGTGGGTCTGGCTCGACGACAAGGCGCTGCGCGGCTCGATGACCGAGCCGTACAACAGAGTCCAGGGCCCGGGCCACTCCGAGTTCTCGTTCTCCGGCCCGGCGTACTTCGACACGCTGCCCTACCTGCTGTCCAACATCTTCGGCGACGTGGTCTACTCCGGCACCTACACCGGCACCGGCACCACCACGCTGTCCTCGCTGTCGACCGCGGGCGCGACCACCATCTCCACCGTGGCGTCGATCGCCGCGACCACCAAGATCCAGGTCGACGTCGGCACCCTGTCCGAGGTGCGCGTCGTCAACAGCGTCACCGGCGCCGGTCCGTACACGCTGACGCTGAACGCCCCGCTGACCTACGGGCACGCCAGCGCTGTGGTGGTCAAGCCCATTCAGGCGCCGTACACCGACGCCTTCGCGGTGCTCAACAGCGGCACGGCGCAGCCGTCCAGCCTGTCGATCACCGACTGGCAGGGCCCGACGGCCACCACGGCGGCCCGGGTCTACCCGGGGTGCTGCCTGTCCGAGCTGACCATCAAGGGCAGCGCCGAGTCGTCCACGCTGATGATCGACGCCAAGGGCATGGGCTGGCCGTCGGTGGCCGCCGGTGCCGCGCCGACGCCGATCCTCACCAACGCGCTGCCGCAGGCCGCCTGGCAGGGCCAGATCGGCCTCAACGGCACCGTGGGCGGCAACCAGGTGAAGACCGTCAGCGAGTTCGAGATCGCCATCAAGCGCGTGGTGGAGCCGATCTACACCGCGGCGAACACGTCCAACCCGTACTTCATCCAGCGAGGCAAGATCACCGCGTCCGGCAAGTACACGATCGTGGCAGCCGATGAGACGAGCCTGACCTACCTCAACAGCAACACCCAGCCGCAGACGCAGATCATCGTCACCAACGGTCTGGCTGGCGCCTCCCTGCTGTCGATGCAGGTCGACGTACTGAACGCCGCCTACAACACCAGCAAGATCAACCGCGGCAAGGCGGCCGTCGGGTACGACGTGACCTGGGACGCCATCGCCAACACCACCAACACCGGCGCCAGTGCCGGATACGGCCCGATCGTCATCACGACCAGCAACAGCGTCACGCCGTCCCCGGCGCCGTTCTAGCCCAAGGAGTAGCAGTGGACCACGACTCGACCAACGCGCCCGCCCTCGTCGGCACCTTCGTCCGGAACCTGGAGCTGCCCTCCGGGGGCTGGGTGGTGCTGCGTGACCCGCTGGAGCTGCGCGGCAAGGACCGCCGCGAGGTGCAGCGGGCCATCATGGACCCGGACCGCAAGATCGCCTCGGCGCTCGACGTCACCGACGGAACGATCTGCATGCTGGTCGAGTCGTGGTCCCTGCCCTACGCGCCGAACGCCCCGCTGCCGCGCGTGGATCCCAGGATCCTCGGTGAGCTGACCATCGCCGACCAGATGGCGCTGGAGCAGGCCATCGACCCCGCCCTCAAGGTGCTGTTCCCGCGCGAGGAGACGATCGACGACGCGGGGGTTCCGGGTTCCCCTACGCCGCCCGCCAGCGCCTGAGGGCCCAACTGGCGGGATTCCACGACGTCCGGCCCGCTGCCGGACTGGAGGAGCAGCTCTACGACGCGGCCATGTACTACACCTGGTTCGCCGAGCGGCACCACTGGACCCCGGAGCAGGTCGACAACCTGCCGTGGCTCATGCAGGACCGGCTGATGGCCGTCGCCACGACGCGCGACCAGATCGCCAAGGACAAGCGCCCGAAGGAGTAGCCGGTGGGACGCACGTACTTCACCGGCCAGCACGAGGCCATGGCCGCCCTCCGGGCGATGGCGGCCAAGGCCGAGGCCGAGACGCCGGGCACCATCAACGGAATCCTGCTCAAGGTCGCCACACAGCAACGCACTCTGCTGAACCTCGGCTCGCACCCGCCCGGGACCCGGACCGGGTCGGTGCCAGGCTCGCCGCCGTGGCGGATCAGTGGCCACCTCACGGACAGCGTCACGGTCCGCCGCGCCCGGCTGACCGGCCTGGGCCGGTGGGAGGGGCAAGTGGGGCCCACCGCCGTGTATGGGCGCGTGCAGGAGCTGGGCGGCGGGCCGTGGAACCTGCCCGCCCGGCCCAGCCTCCGGCCCGCCTGGGACCTCGTCCGGCCCACCGTGTCACAACAGTTCCGAGCCGCCTGGGGCTAGACGGGAGCGTATGTCCGACTTCCTCCCACCCGTAGTTCTGCGGCTTGCCGCGGACATCAGCGAATACACCGAGAAGCTGGCGCTGGCCTCGGCCCAACTGGAGGCGTTCACCCAGGGTGCGGGCGAGAAGGTCGAGGCAGCCACTCGCACCATCGGTGCGGAGGGGGAGGAGGCGGGCCGCCGGTACTCTTCCGGCCTGCCCGCGCACGTCTCGGAGGGTGCGGAGCGGGCCGTCGGCAACGTTGAGGGGCGTCTCCGTGATGCCCGCGGCCGGTTCAGCAAGCAGGGCGAGGAGCACGGCCGAGCCCACGGCGAAGGGTTTCTGGGCGGCATCCGCAACGCCTTCGGCGCCGTGTTCTCGTTCCTCGGCCAGGCGGGCTCGCAGATCGGGACGGTACTCGGTGGCGCTGGCCGGGCGGCCGGGATGGGCCTATCCGTCCTGTCGTCGGTGGCGTTCCCAGCGCTCATCGCCGCCGCGGCCCAGACGCTGCCAGCCCTCGCCGCCGTGGCGGGCGCGCTGGCGGGCTCGATCCCGGCGGCGGCATCCGTGGCCGCCGGTGCCCTGGCTACCGTCTTTCTCGGCTTCCACGGCCTGGCCGGAGCCATCCACTCCGTGTTCGCCCCGGCCGCCACCGGCGGTGGCGGCGCCGTGTCGTCGCTGAACCAGATCGCCAACGCCGAGTGGAACCTCAAGCAGGCCCAGCAGCAGGTCATCCAGACGCAGCAGGCGCTCAACCAGGCCCGGGTCGCAGCCATCCAGAACATCAAGGATCTCGCGCTGGCGATGTCCGGGGCCAAGCTGAGCGTCGAAGAGGCGCAGCTCGCGGTCAAGGATGCCGACCTGGCCTGGCGGCAGGCGTTCGCCACCGGCAACCAGGACCAGATCTACCGCACCAACCTGGCCCTGCGGCAGGCCCAGCAGAACCTGGCCGAGGCGCAGAACAGCGCCGACAAGACGGCGGCCCAGAAGGAGGACGCCGACGCCCGCGGCGTCGAGGGCTCACAGGGCGTCCAGTCCGCACTCCAGGCCCAGGCCAACGCGGCGCACTCTCTGGAGCAGGCCCAGCAGGCCCTGGCGCAGGCCATGAAGGGCTCGGGCGGCGCGGCTGGCGGCGTGGCTGACGCGCTGGCGAAGCTGGCGCCATCGGCGCGGGCGGTAGTCGAGGAGATCAAGCGCCTCGCCCCGGCGTTCCACGACATCCAGCAAACGGTGCAGCAGCACATGTTCGTCGGCCTCGCCGAAGACCTCGACCACCTCGCGCACAACGTCCTGCCCGGCGCCAAGGTGGGCCTGACGGCGATGGCTGATCAGTTCAACCTGCTGTTCCGGGGCATCGCCCAGGGCCTGGCCTCGCCTGCCTTCTCCGGCGCCATGACGACCGTGTTCAGCTCCTTCACGACCGTCTTCCACCAGTTCGCCGAGCTGGCCCCCGCCGGGATCGCCGCATTCAGCAACCTGGCGAAGGCGTCCACGCCGTTCATGCAGGCGCTGGGTGGCGGCGCGGCGACCGGGCTCGGCAAGATGCTCGACGGGATCAACAAGCTCGCCGCCAACGGCGGGCTGGAGAAGTTCTTCGCCACGGCCACCGCGCTGCTGACCCCGCTCGGCGGGCTGCTCAAAGACCTCGGCTCGATCATCGGGTCGGTGTTCGGGGCGATCAGCTCCGCGGGCGGCCCGGCGCTCGGCGTGCTCGGCGAGCTGGTCCACCAGTTGGCCGAGTTCTTCAAGAGCGCCGACGGGTCGTCGGCGCTCAAGGCGATCTTCGCCACCCTGGCGCCCCTGTTGAAGCTGCTGGGCGACGTGATCGCCGAGGTGCTCCCGATCCTCGGTTCCCTGTTGACCGCGCTCGGCCCGGCGCTTCAGCCGATCATCGCGGCCCTCGGTCCGCTGCTCCACCCAGTGATCCAGTTGATCGGCAAGATCGCTGAGGCATTGGTACCGATCATTGTCGCGCTGTCTCCGGCGATCACTGCCGTGCTCGTCGCGCTGACGCCGCTGCTCGACATGCTCGGTGGCGCGCTCGGTGACGTGATCATGGCGCTGGCGCCGATCATCGCGCAGTTGGCCACGGTGCTCGGACAGATCCTCGCCCAGGCGCTCACCGCGCTGTGGCCGCTGTTCCAGGCCCTGTTGCCGCCGATCGTGCAACTGGTACAGGCGCTACTGCCCGCGCTGGTGCCGATCATTCAGTTGGTAGCGAAGGTCTTCGATCTGCTGATGCCGATCTTGACCCCATTGATCTCGATCATCACCGCCCTGCTGGTGCCGATCCTTCAGATCCTGACGCCGATCATCGCGGCCGTCGCACCGGTGATCCAGTTGGTGGCCGACGCGCTGGTCTGGATCATCACGCCGATCGCCGACTTCATCGCCTGGCTGGTCAAGGGCCTGTCCGAGGCGTCGACCTGGAAGGCGATCGGACACTGGTTCATGGATCTCTGGAACACCATCAGCGACGCCTTCATGAAGGGCGTGCACTGGGTGGCCCAGAAATGGGACGAAATGGTCAATTTGACCAAGAGCATCCCGAAGCGCATCGTCGAGGCGATCGGCAACTTCAATTCGCTACTGATCGACAAGGGCAAAGACCTGGTCTACGGCCTGTGGAACGGCATCGTCGGCATGAGTAGCTGGCTGAAAGACAAGATCATCGGCTGGGCCAAGGCCGTCATCCCCGGGCCGATCGCCGACGCACTCGGCATCAGGTCCCCGTCCAAGGTGGCCGAGGACCTGGCCCGCTGGGTGCCGCTCGGTCTGGCCCAGGGCATGGACGACGGCACATCCCACGTGATCGCGGCCAGCGGTCGTCTCGCCAGCGCCATGGTGCCCTCGATCGGTGACCTGCCGGTCGGCGTCACTGGCCTGCCCGTCCTCGGCGGCGATGGCGCCTCGCTGGCCGCTCCCGGCGGGGGCGGCGGCGCCTCGCTGCCACCGATCGACATCACCATTCCGGTCGAGATCGGAGGCCAGACCATGCAGGTGCTGCACGTGCAGTTGATCCCCGTTGCGCAGCAGTACAAGCGCCGTACCGGCACCACGGGGCTGAGCTGACGTGGCCGTTCCCAACCGGCCGGACGTCTACGTGGGGGTGGCGTTCAACGCCGACCCGTTCGATACGGGCGCCACCCCCACCTGGGTCGACCTCACGTCTCGCGTCTACCGGATCAGCTCAGCGAAGCGCGGGCGCCAGTACGAGCTGGACCGCAACCAGGCCGGTTCGCTCTCCATTGACTGGCACAACGCCGACGAGGCGATCAACCCGGTCAACACCGGGTCGCCGTATTACCCCAATGTGCTGCCGTATCGCCAGGTCCTCGTGCGCGCGATGTGGCCCAACGGTGGTACCGGCAACTTGCTCAACGCGCTCTACAACGGCACGGACGGGTCGTTCGAGTCCTACACCAGCGGCGCCGCGGCCCCGAGCTGGCTGACCGCGGTCGGCGGCGTGGTGCCGACCGTCACCACGTCCACGCCACAGCAGGGCACCAAGTGCGTCACCTACACCGTGACCAACTCGGCGACCGCGCAGGGCACCTCCTGGGTGGTGCCCTGCATCCCCGGGCGGCAGTACACCGTCTCCGGCTACGTCCGGCAGACCGGTACGTCAACCCAGCGGATCAGCGTGACCGGCATTGGCGTGGGGTCGAGCACCGCAACGTCAGGCGCCTACGTGCGCCTGACCATGACCTTCACCGCCACCCAGCCCACGCACACGGTCTCGCTGCTCACGACCAGCGTTGCGCCGTCCGCCGGGACGGTCTTCATTGACGCGCTCCAGCACGAGCCGGGCGGCTCGGCGAGCACGTTCACCACCACCGGGCCCATGATCCGCAACGTCTGGACCCGCGGCTACATCGAGCGGTGGCCGCTCGGCTGGGTCGACGGCGGCTTCCGCGGTATCAGCGTCACCCCGGCTGTGGGCCCGCTGGCCATCCTGGCCAACGCGGCCCTGCACACCGAGGTCCGCAACAGCATCATGGCCAAGGGCCCGGCCCTGTACTGGCCGCTCAGTGAATCCCAGGGCGCCACGGTCTACGCCGAGACCTCCGGGAACAACGGACCCAGCCTGGTGACGTGGGTGTCACCGTCCGGCGCCACGACACTGCCCGCTCCGGGCACTGACAACAACATCACCGGTGACCCGTCCGGCACCGGCGTGCTGTTCACGCAGGGCAGCATCATCCCCACGTCGGCCAGCGACATGGGGGCGGTCCTCGGGTCGGGTCCCGCGTTCCGTACGCCCGCCGTGGCCTTCCCGGTAGGGGCAACGGGGTCCAGTTGGGAATCCACTGCGGTGGCGTGGGCACAGCCGACGTTCCCATTCGTCGCATCGGCAGCCGCTGGCGAGATCGTCAGGGTCACCACCTTCCTCCCGACCCAGGGTGCTGGCCAGCTCCAGACCGCCAACATCCGGGTTCTCAGCGACGGCTCCGTCAGCACGGCAATCGTGGTGGGTACCACCGTCACCGTCGCGCAGAGCGCCACGAACCTGGTCAATGACGGCAAGTTTCACCTGTTTGTCGCCACCGTGTCGCAGGTGTCGGGCGGCAACACGACGCTCACGCTCTATGTCGACGGCGCATCAGTCGCCACCACAACCGTTTCGACAGCAACGGCCGGTCTCATCACCGCACCGGCCAAGAACGTCATGGTGTCCGGCCGCAACGATGGCACCGCGACCAGCACGATGCTGGGCGGCATCATCAATCATGTCGCCCTGTACGGCCGCGCCCTGACCGCCGGGGAGATCGCCGACCTGTGGACCGCAGGCAAGGGCTACGCGGGCGAGCTGGAGAGCGCGCGGATCGGCCGGTATCTGAGCTACGGCGGGTACACCGGCCCGACGAACATCGGTACCGGTGCCTCGATCATGGGCGCCGGGACGGTCCAGGAGGGCGACGCGCTGCTCGACAGTTGTCAGCGGGCGAGCGACAGCGCCTTCGGCAACTTTTTCGAAGACGCCAACGGCCTGGCCTACGCCAGCCGCAACGCGCGCTACCTGCAAACCACGGCCAGCTACACCTTCGGCGAACGGGTCGACCTCGGCGAATATCCATATGAGGACGACGTCACCTTCGACTTCGATCCCACGCTGGTGCTCAACGTCGCCGACATCACGCGCACCGGCGGGATCAAGGCACACGCCGAGGACACCACCGGCGTCAGCCAGAAGCGCTACGGGCGGCAGAACTTCACCCGGACCATCGACATCGCCTCGGACAACGAGACGGTCGACGCCGGTACCTGGGTGGTCGCCAACCGCAAAGACCCGCACCTGCGGGTGGCCGCGGTGACGTTCGCGGGCGGTCGCGTCGGCGGCCTGACGGCGGCAGACGGCACGCTGTGGCCGATGCTGCTCAACCTGGAGATCGGCACCCGGGTCACCCTCAAGCGACGGCCCAAGGCGGCCAACCTGGGCGCCGGGATCACGATGAGCAGCGATTACTTCGTGGAATCCATCGACCATCACGACATCGACTTCAAGACCGGTGAGTGGAAGACCACGCTGCTGCTGTCGCCGATCACGGTGGCCCAGCCGTGGATCCTGGAGAACGCAACCTACGGGGTGCTGGACTCGACCACCGTCCTGGGCTTCTGAGAGGCGGCACATGATCCAGGTCCCCTACACCCAGGACGAGATCAACTGGGCGCACCGGCGTCCCGCTCCGCACCGCACCCCGCTGCCGGAGATCGGCGATGAGGTGCTGTACCGGCACGACTCCTTCGGCGAGGTGCAGCCCGCCACGGTGGTGTGGATGCAGAGCCTCGACGACATGGCCGACCCGCACCTGTGGCAGGTGCAGGCCGACGGCTCCGGCGCGCCGATCCTGCTGGAGGGCAAGCACGTGCTCCAGCGACGCTTCGACCCCTGGCCGCTGCTGCACCTGCGCCTCGTGGGCGGCATCGTGGCCGAGACCCGTGAGGCGCGGCTACGCGGCTCGCCCGGCTGGCTGCCGCTGGACTGGCAGACCCGCTTCCGCCCGGCGCCGGAGTTCGTGGTGATGGAGGGGTAATGGCGACGCTTCCGAGCTTCCGGACCTGGGTCGCGGGGGAGATCGTCACCGCGGCGTACCTCAACTCCAACGTCAGGGACGCGGGGAACTTCTTCCTCTCCTGGCCGGTCTGCGAGACCCGCCAGACCCTGGCCCAGTCGCTGACCAACAGCACCGCCACGACGATCCTCTACGACACCAACGACATCGACACCGACAGCGGGCACTCGACGTCCACGAACACCAGCCGCTACACCGGCAAGACCGCCGGGCGCTTCCAGATCTCCGGTGGCATCGGGTACGCCAGCAACGCCACCGGCCAGCGCTGGGTGGAGTGGCAGAAGAACGGCACGAGTATCAATGGCGGTGGCGTGCTGGCCGCCCCCGTCAACGGTCAGATCACCCGCCTCCCGGCCCGGACCATGACCGTGTTCCTGAACGGCAGCACCGACTACGTCGAGCTGATGGGGCTCCAGACCAGCGGCGGCGCGCTCAACACCGCGGTATCGGCCGCCGACCAGTCGACCATGTCGGTCCGCCTGGTCGGCACGACGTAAGGAGAAGCCCCATGCCCATCGTGCTCGACTACACCTACCGGATCAGTCCAGCCACGCTCAAGGCGGCTGAGGTGGTCGGCGTGTGCCGGTACCTCAAGCCGGACTCGGCCCCGGAGTACCAGATCACACTGTCCGAGTACCGCGAGCTGGTCGGGGCGGGCATCAGCGTGACCCTCAACTGGGAGTTCGACTCGGAGGACTGGCTGGGCGGCAGCGCCCGCGGCACCTCACACGGCCAACTCGCGGTCTCGCGCGCCAAGGCGCTGGGGTACCCGGCCGGTAAGGTGATCATCGGATCGGCCGACTTCGACATGACGCTGACCCAGTGGAACAACGCCGGGCACGCCTACGCGACGGCGTTCGCCGCGGCGATTCGCGCCGGTGGATACCGCCCCGGGGTCTACGGTCCGTGGGACGTGCTCACCTGGGTCCGCGATGCGAAGATCATGGATGCCTTCTGGCAGTGCATGTCCAGGAGCTTCTCCGCGAACCGTAACGCCAACCTGTGGCCTGGGGCGCACCTGCGCCAGATTGGCTACAAGACGGTCGGTGGCCAGAACACCGACTGGAATCAGATCATCATTCCGAACTGGGGAGAAGACATGCTGAGCAACGAGACGCTGCCGAACACCTCCACGCCGGGCATGGGCGACCGCACCGCGTTGGTCGCCATGTCGGACA